TGGCTCGACTGCATGGCAGCCGACCTTGCCGCCATGAAGGGGTGCACGGCCATCTGCATGCTGCCGGGGTGGGAGCAGTCGTTCGGCGCCCGCATCGAACATCTGGTCGCGCAAAAGCTCGGACTCGATATTTTCGGCGTGGCGGATTTGATTGCGGAGGCGGCATGAGCGCACTTCTCTCGATCGATCCGGGCACGGACAAAAGCGGCTGGGTCATCCTCGAAGACGGTCGCGTATCGAGCAGCGACGTATCGCCCAACACGGGCGTGCTGGAACTCGTCAGCCGATGGAAAGAGGGCCTAGCAATCGAAATGATTGCCGGCATGGGCATGGCGGTCGGTCAGACGACGTTCGATACCTGCGTGTGGATCGGGCGGTTCCAGCAGGCCTATTTCCAGCCCGACGCGGTGCAGTTCGTCTACCGCCGCGACGTGAAGCTGCACCTGTGCGGCAACTCGAACGCCAAAGACCCAAACATCCGCCAAGCGCTGCTCGACATGTTCCCGCGTACCGGAGGAGGCAAGACACCTCAGGTCGGCACGAAGACGATGCCGGGCCCGCTTTACGGCGTTTCAAGCCACGCTTGGAGCGCTCTCGCTGTAGCAGTTACCGCAACCGCGCAACGCGCAATTTGACCTGAGGAAGACGATGGACCAATACATCGGCACGAAGATCGTTCACGCATTTCCACACCAGCAAGCGGGCAAGGACGGTTACGCCGTGCACTACGCCGACGGCTATACGAGCTGGTCTCCCAAGGATGTTTTCGAGGAGGCTTACCGGCGTAGCGACGGCATGACGTTCGGCCTGGCGCTAGAGGCAATGCGAAAGGGATTGAGCGTTACTCGCGCCCCGTGGGGCGCTGCAGGCGTTTTCGTCTACCGCGTGCCGGCGGCGGCTTATCCGGTACAAACGGGCGCGGCAAAGGCTCATTTCGGCGAGGAATCAATGGTGCCATATTTGGCCTACCTGGCGATCAAGCGCGCCGACGACACGGTTTGCGTTTTCGTTCCCGGCATGGACTCGCTGCTTGCCGACGACTGGCAAATCTTCACTCCTCCGCTCAATCAAGCGGGCGCATAACCGTGAACACGCTCCATCTTGCGCTGAGGAATCTGACATGAAAGCCACAATCGACCAGAACGGCACGCTCGTCATCACCCCTGAGACCGGAATCGAGGCATACGCGTTATCGCATTGGTCTCGCCGAAATCTCAATGGAACTCAAGTCGAGGCGGTCGTCGATATGTCGAACTTCCCGTCGCTCTTTGTTCATGCCAGCGATTGCGCGGCCCATAAAGAGCCGGCGAGGAGCTTGGGTTGATGGACCTGGCGACGCTTGAGCCGAGGCGGTGCTTCATTTTTGGAGGATGAAATGATCGAAGACGGGGAACTCGGAGGGGCCAAACGGAACCGAGGCCCCAAGCTATCGCGAGGCGGCAAGCGTGGCGCACGTACGCGACGACTTGATTCCGTATTGCAACTGGCCAAGGACCATCAGGAGGCATCGTTCAAGTGGCCGTCGTTCGATCTTGCAAAACGAAGGGGCGCGAAGTAGTGTCGCGCGAAATTTCCACCCCCGATCCGGAGTTTTCGCCATGGCGATCAGCAAAAGCAGCAACGCGAGCAACATGAAATCGGCTACCGGCATGGCGCACGAGGCCCGTACGTCGAAGGCTGGCACGTTCCACGGCGGGAAGCCGCCCAGCGGGCCGAAGGCTGAGCCATGCCTGACCAACGGCGTCCCGAAGATCAAGCAATCGGGCGTGAGCGGCAAAGGCTCGCCGGCGAAGTGAATGGCCAAGCTGACGACCAAGGCGCGAAAGGCGCTTCCGAAGTCGGAGTTTGCCGGTCCTGACCGGAGTTACCCCGTGAATGATCGGGCCCACGCGCGGAACGCCAAAGCCCGCGCATCTGCGGCCGTCAACGCCGGCCGCATGTCCAAATCGACCGAGGCGAAGATCGATGCGAAAGCCGATCGGGTGCTCGGCAAAGGGAGGAAGAAATGACTGACGCAGCACCGAGCAGCACTGAACCCCAAGCGCCCGAGGTGGCGCCGACGGGGGAGTCGTCTACGATCGGCACGGCTTCGAATACGACGCCCGTCGCTTCGTCCCCTGCAATCACGTCGGCTACCGATACGACTGCTGCGACTGCGGCTGTCGGGTCTTCGTCATCGACGGAATCCACCAGCGCAAGTGGCACTGAGGGAAACATTGCCCCCATTGCGCCGGCCTCATCTGGCTCCGAGGCGAAGTTTGGTGCGGATACTGCCGCACCAGGCGCATCTGCTGATGCAATCGATCCGAGCGCGCCGCATGTGCCCGCGCCAGTTACGCATGAATCACTGCTCTCCGAAGTGATGGGCGTGATTCGCCGAGATGCGCGCGGTATCTCGCATGATCTCGAAGCGCTGATCGAGAAAGCCGAGAAGCACTTCGGGCTATGAGCTACGAGCAACGCGTCCGGCGCCGCGGCGAGCTCGCCCGTTTCCTCGACAACGAATGGGACGGAAAGATCCTCGACGCCATGATGGAGAAAGAGCGCAGGCAACAGGTCGCGCAGATGGCGTGTCGGGCGATCGGATATCACTTGCAACGCTCGGTTCAGCATGCGGCGTGGGTGCGATACGGGGCATAGGCATGGCATCAAGAAAGCAGGCTCCTCAAGTTCGGTTCTCCCAAGAGCTATTCGATGAGATTTGCCGCCGTCTTGCATCTGGAGGCGACGAGAATTGCCTGCGCAAGATATGCGCGGAAAAAGGAATGCCAGATCGAGGGACGGTCGTAGATTGGTCCAGGCGTACGCCAGAACTGCGAGCCCAATACGAGAAGGCATTTCTTGATCGGCGCGACACCTATTTCGATGAGTTGATCGAGATCGCAGATACAGAGACCGATCCACAGCGCGCGCGCAATCGCATCGACGCTCGCAAATGGGCATGGGCTCGCCAGGATCGCGCTCGGTTCGGCGACAAACTCGGCGTTGACGGGGGCGCTGACGGAGCGCCGGTGCAGGTTCAGATCGTTCGATTTGGGGCGAGCGATGCCGAAGATTCAAATCCCGAATAACTGGACGCCACGCCCGTATCAGCGAGCGGCATGGGATTACCTTGAGCGCGGCGGCAAGCATGCAGAGTTGATTTGGTGCCGTCGGGCCGGAAAGGACGACATCGCGTTGCATCGAACCGCGGTAGCTGCATTTGAGCGCGTGGGAACCTACTGGCACATGCTTCCGATGGCCGCCCAGGCGCGCAAAGCGATCTGGAACGCGGTGAACCCGAAGACGGGCAAGAAGCGGATCGACGAAGCCTTTCCCTCTGCCATTCGGCGCAAGAAAAACGATCAGGAGATGTACATTGAGTTCGTCAACGGCTCGACGTGGCAGGTGCTTGGATCGGACAACTACAACGCTATGGTGGGCGCTCCTCCGGTGGGCATTGTGTATTCCGAGTGGGCGCTGTCAAATCCTGCGGCAAAGGCCTATCTCCGGCCGATTCTCGCGGAAAATAACGGGTGGCAGATATTCATCACCACCCCGCGCGGCAAGAATCACGCACACACGACCTACCAGAACGCTAAGGACGATCCGGACTCATTCGCTCAGATACTGACGGCGGAGCAGACGGGGCAATACACGCCGGAGCAGTTGATCAAACTGCGCTCGGAGTACGTGAAGGACTTCGGCGAGGCGCTCGGGAGCGCTCTGTTCGATCAGGAGTTCATGTGCTCGTTTGAGGCGCCGGTCCTGGGTGCGGTATATGCCAAGGAAATCCGCGAGGCGCGCGAGCGCATCATGCGCGTCCCCTACGACCCAAGTAAGCCAGTGCATCTGTTCTGGGACTTGGGGCGCGCGGACAAGACGACGATATGGTTCTGCCAACTTGGTCCGTTCGAATACCGGGTCATCGACTATCTGGAAGGCACTGGCAAGCATATCGGGGAATACGCAGCCGAGCTGCAGCGCAAGTCTTATGTCTACGGTGATTGCTGGCTACCGCACGATGCCAATAACGAACTGCTGGCCTCTCAGCGAACCGTGGCGCAGCAACTTCGCGACGCTGGCTTCAAGGTCAAGACGGTGCCCAAGACGAGCATCGACACGCGCATCGAGGCCGCGCGTCTGATCTTTCCGCTGTGCTACTTCGACGAGCGCAAGTGCGAGGTCGGGTTAGACGCGCTGATGAACTACCGCTACGACGTGGACGACGACAAGCATTTCAGCAAAGAGCCGCTCCACGACTGGGCCTCCCACGCGGCCGATGCCTTCGGCTACATGGCGGTTGCGCTGAAGGAGCCCAAGACCAAGCAGCGCGAGTTCAAGACGCGGCCGGCGCTGAACACGATGGGGCGCGTCCAGCCGGGCGGGTGGATGGCTTCGTGATGACGAAATCAGCGCAGAAACCCCGGGATTTGTACTAGTGTCGGCGCCGAAATCAGCACAGGTGGGCTATGGCCGAGAAGAATCAGACGATCACACACGAGGAACTGACCTCGTTCTTCAAATATGACCCGGAAACGGGCGTATTCACATGGGCGCGCAGCAAGAAGGGTGCTCCATTAGGAAGCATCGCCGGCAGCAAGGATGTCCACGGGTACGTCCTGATCATTTTCAATGGGAAGTCATATCGAGCCCATCGCCTTGCGTGGTTCTATGTGCATGGTCTATGGCCGGACAGCGAAATCGACCATAAGAACCGCATTCGGGATGACAATCGTCTTTGCAATCTGCGCCCGGCTACAAGACAGCAGCAGAATATGAACAAGGTTCAGCGCCAATCAAGCGGCCTTCCGGGTGTCTACCTGGAGAAGCGCAGCAAAGCGTCTCCGTTCAAATCTCAGGTGCGCTATCCGCATCCGATAACCGGCGCTTCTATGTTGAAGCACCTTGGCGTATTCAAAACTGCGGATGAAGCATATGAGGTCTATGACCTCGCCTGCCAAATGGTTCATGGGGAGTTCTATCGTGGCCGAGCGTAGTTCCGCAATCATAAAAAGAGCGCATGAAAGATTCGCGAGATGTTGCGAGTGGGAGGGTCCATTCCGCCAACGCTACAAGGACGACATGCGCTTCCTGTACGCCGACTCGGACAACGCCGAGCAGTGGCCAGCATCGGTTCGTGCCTCTCGCTCGTCCACCGGTCAGGTGATGGTCACGATCAACAAGACGCATACGCACTGGCTGCACGTCGTCAATCAGGCCAAGGAGAACCGCGCGGCGATCCAGATCAGCCCAATGGGCGGCTCGGCAAGCTACGATTCGGCGCAGATCTACGAGCAGGTAATTCGACGCATTGAGTACATGTCGGACGCCGAGACGGCCTACGAGAAGGCATCGGAGACTGCCGCTGGTGGTGGCATTGGCTATTGGCGCATCGTGACCGACTACACGGACGAGGACAGTTTCGATCAGGAAATCTTCATCCGGCCGGTCCCTGATCCGCTCTCCGTCTATTTGGACCCAGACATCAAGCAGCAGGACGGCTCCGACGCGCAATTCGGCTTCATCTTCGACGAGGTGCCGCGGTCGCGCGCCGAGAAGAAGTGGCCCAGCATCGTCGGAAAGGGCCAAGCGAGCACGCTCGGGACAATGGCGGAGAACTGGCTGCGCAAGGATGCCGTCCGGGTGGCCGAGTACTACGAGCGCCGCGAGTCGAAGGAATGGCTATACGCAATCCCGAGCGAAGATGGGGATGACGTGCAGGTCGTGCGCGAGTCGAGCATGCCGCCCGAAGGCGTGGCACTCCTGAAGCAAACCTATGAGCAGCGCTCCGATGTGCAGCGCCGGCGCGTGGACAAGTACACAGTGGACAAGTACCTGATCGTGGGCGATCAGATAGCCGAGAAGGGCGAATGGGCCGGCAAGTACATCCCGATCATCCGCGTGGTGGGCGAAGAGATCGTCATGGAAGGGCGGCTCGACCGCAAAGGCATCGTCCGATACCTGAAAGACGCCCAGCGCTCGTTCAACTACAACGCCTCGGCTGCGCTTGAATACGGCGCATTGCAGTCCAAGAGCCCCTATTTGGCCCCCGTCGAGGCGATCGAAGGCCTGGAGAACTACTGGTCCACCGCGAACACGCAGAACCACGCCTACCTGCCGTACAACCACGCCGACGAGGCCGGCAACCCGATCCCTCAACCTCAGCGCCAGCAACCACCGACGAGCGCTCCTGTCTTCCTGGAGGGCATGCAGGCTGCCGAGCACGAAATGATGATGGCGACGGGCCAGTACGAGGCCACGTTCAGCGAGCAGGGCAACGAGATCAGCGGCATATCGATCGAGAACCGCCAGAA